ATTTATTGGAATTGGTTTATCATATGTATAATATTCAAAATACTCATCCTGCATAATTCGCACTCATCACAATTCTATATCCAATATAAAAACTATTGAATTTAGTAATAACACTACTATTCCTCGAATTTCTATCCGCATTGAAATACATCTTACCCAAGCTCTCAATATCCCTACCATTCAGTGCTTGCATAATATGCTCAAACATCACATCCAAACGATTTTGAGCAGATGATAAAATCGCAATTTTATTATGGCAAATAATATCAATTGCAAAATCAACCACTGATGTTACATATGTCTCTGGATAAACACGCGCCGTATAAACACGCAATTGGGTTTGCTGCAAATCAAAAGCATCATCAATAAAAGGTGTTGTAAAAACTCGATATGGGGTAAAATCTGTTTGCCCCTTATAAATCAATGCCACCTTTTGAGGAGTACCTAATGTAGTTTGCGACAAAGCATCCGCCGTAGGATATTTCAATAAATTCCATAAAACAGAATCATTCAAAATCAAATGGGTTATAATATTATAAGAGAGCTGCGAAAATCCATCAAACTGATTGTAGCTTGTATAATCTGGCATCTTACCACGCTCCCCTTAGAGATATGTCTATCGTTTCTGTAGACGCATCAGCATTATCAGTACACAAAATAACTAGCGTGTAAGTAATATCCTGCGCATTGTTTTTGACAGAAAAAGTATTATCGCCAGTTTGAGTAAATATGTATTTAGACGAGGCAACTTGAGAAGAAGAATCAATAGAAAATGTCATAGTGTCCGCTTGCTGAATTCCCGATTCAAATTTATACACCGTAAATACCGTAGTATCACCTTGCAATACAAATACATTATGAATATCAAGTTTTTCCCCGCCAGTGAATATCACAAATTCGCTATCTGGGGCCACCTCACCACCACTCGCATCTACTTTTTTCATTTTCCATGTGATAAGCGGAGGGTCATTCCCGTAAGTAGTATTGTTCAAGAAGTTTTTCTTACTTTCAATCTTGAACGCTTGGCCACCAAAAGCGACTTCATCATTTATATCAAATAATCTTGTGTTAATATTATTTTGAGCACAAACAAGAATTTCGCCATCTGCAAGAACTGTCTCTTTGGATATATCGAAGCTGTCACTTGTATAGCCATCAAAAATAATACATGGTTCTTTAATCAAACTTCCATCTGCTTTTCTTTTCTCTAATGCATTATTACAACGATGAACAATACAAGAATTAGATAAGCTTTGATAGTTATCTGTATTCACCGTAACCCAATAATTGCTCTGCCAATAAAATCTCGTACCCATAGAACGTTTTATGCCACTCGAAAGAAACTCAAATACTTTCCAGTCATCACCCAAATCTCTACCTGTTTTTGGTTCTATTACTGCGTCAACCCTAGCGGTTATAGATGAATAAATACCGCCACCCAAAGTAGTTTCTTGTGTTATATCCGTAAAAACATTCGGAGCATTACTAAAAGCAAAATCATTTATGGCATTAAAATCATTAACATAAGATTGCTTGGGAGAAACGCGAATACTTGACCAAGATTCATAATAAGGATAATCACCCATCGCGCATTCCCTCCCTTAACTTCATTTTTTCACATAGATCATTTGTACAATAAAAAATAATTTGACGAAATTGTTCGTGCGGATAATCGAATTTTAATAATCCTTCTAATTGGAGGAGCATATCGCGCCAATATTGATTTTAAAACCAAATTTCGCTTGCCCCAAGTACCTTATTTATTAATAAAGTAAGATTTTTTTTATAGTGTATATAAGCAGTAAAATCGTCATAAACAATCTCGCCTTTAAGGTTCTTCCCTTCTCTTATTGGCATTAATTTGAATATCTGATTTTTTAAATTATCAATATTTTTATCAGTGTTTAACAAATCATACTTAGGCATTTAAAGCATCCTCACTCAGATAATCAGTAATTCCATCGTGAAGATATCTGGTTTGTTTTCGATTAACCTCTTCATATTTTGCCGCCCTAAGTGCAACTTTAGAATCTAATAAATTGGCTTCAGAATATCGTTTTGCCACTTTTGAATCTTGAATCATACCCGTAATTTGACGAGTATCAAGTATTTCGCTATCTAGCCATATAATCACCGTATAATCAGCAATAATACCCTTTTCTAAATACGTAAGAGTAATATTAAAAGTGGCCGTTACATCATTTCTATCAGTTAAATCTTGCCTACAATTATCAAAGTTATCTAACCCACGCACCATAAACCCTTGTAAATATGTTGCCCAATCTGATTCTGATTCGGCATATAAAATATCAAGCTTATAATCACGGATATAAATTAAAGCAAGATCAATTATATCGCTATAAGGAGTTCCTGCCATTTGGCTACCTCCTAATTATCTTCTTTTACTTTTAAGGCCATAGAAAATTCGGCAATGTCCTTTAAATTTTTGCCAACCACTTTACTCACCATATCAACTATATTCATGTCAACTTCTTTGCCGCCAATAAGTTTTGATACAATAAGTTGCGCAAAAACTTCTTGTTGTCCTTTGGTCATATCATCAAAAGACTCTTTAAAAAGTTTATTTGATTTAGTAAATAATTCTTCAATTTTTTCTTTGGTAAGAATTTTTTTATAAGCAGCCGCAAGACGTTCGGCTTTAATTATCTCTGGATCATCAATATATATTAATCCTTCACTAATTCTCTTTTTTTCTTTACGAATGATTTTTTTTAAATCTACGGCAGGAATATTTTGTTCTTCACCAAAATATGTGAATTCATAATTATAACCTCTGCCAAACCCTTCTGTAGAAAGATTTAATATACCATCATAAAGAGATACAACTAAAACATCTCTATCATCATTAGATGTAATAACTGTTGTGGTTACGGGCGTAGATGGTTGTTTTTGTAATGTCTCAATAGCTTTTAAAGCCGCATCAAGTTTCTTTTTTAAACTTGCAATTGTATCGGGATTTGCTGGCCTTCCCATAATTTTTTAATCTCCTTTTATTCAAATAGATTTTTAGGAGGAGGAATAAACCTCCTCCCAAACAATATTTCAACTTACAGACTAATACTCGATGCCACAGCCGAAGTTGCAACACCAATACCGTAAGACTTTACAAAGCTTCCGTTAACCATAAGGTTGGCGTTATCATAATTACCATTCACATGAGAAAGCGTAGAACCTTCAACAAAAACTTGAAGAAGTTTTGAGGCAGAAGGAGATATAATATTAATTTTCGTATCATCAATCTTAACAGAAAATTCAGTAGTATAATCAGCTATCTGTTCCATTTCTACACAATCGAAACCGAAGAAATCACGAAGGTGACCAAGACGAACATAATCACTACCTAGATCAAAACGATAGTTAGTAGAAGCGGGAAGAACATTACTTAAAGCAAGTTTTGTGCCAAAAAATATAGCGGGTTTCCCAGCGTTCCACGCTTGAACAAGCTGTGCTCTAGCAATAGCAGTTGCCTGTGCAAAACCACTAATAGGAGCAATACTTCCAGAGGTCGCAGCTATAGCAGCCGCAAAAGCATCATATATGTCATAACGCATCTGCGCTTCTATAGAGAAAATAGCCTTAGACATAAACTCAGCAAGAGAAGCTTTCCCAGTCAGTATATCATAAAGAGTTATGCCAACCGTTATCACGCGAGGTTCGCCGACAACCGTTTTCTGCCCATTATACTGACGAGTAACGTCAAACTGTCTCTTGCCACGAGTACCCTTGGAAACAACAAACAAATCTCTCGGCTTAACATCAACCTTAAGAGAATCGCCCCATGCACCAGTTACAACATTAGCAATCATACCATAAGATTTTATCAAAGCATCGGGTATTATAAGATCAGTCATTATGCCAACAACATCAAAAGCTGCTTCAGCAACCTGAGAATTATTAGCATAACGAGCCATATCGCCATAAAGAGCAGGGTCTTTACCGCTCAAAAGCTTCAGTTCATCCTTGAAAAAATCAAGCATTTTGCCATTCATTTCATCAAACGATACGCCAGCATCATCGTGGGTTTTACCAGACTTATGAAGATCATAATATTCTACAAATTTCTTGTATCCTTCCACTCTATCTTCATTACTAGCAGCAAAATTTATTACACTTACAGGTAAATTCAACATATCTATTACCTCCTTCCTTACGCTATCGCAACGCACTCAAAGAGATACGCTGTGACTCTCTGAGAGCCAATAGAACCATCTGGAATAGATATATACGTAGTATCACGCAACAGCAATGAAACACCACTTACGGCGGCAGCACCCCATGTTAATTGACGAGTTGCGTTTGTAGCAACAACATACGTATTAGTAGATATTGAACCACCCAAACAAGCAGCCGTAAGAGCAATTCTATCACCAACCTGTATTCTAAAACCATCAAATGGAACTCCCGCTACATTTGTAAAATTACGCGGATCAGTTAACCCAAGTTTGTATTGATTCCCCTGCGCATCTGTAACTATTGTATCAATGGGCGAACAAGCCATCCAAAGATTTGTAAGTCCAGTTCCAGTTGTAGGAGTAGCAATGGTATAAACCTGATCTTCTCCAGCCGTAGTAGACGGAATAGAACATTCAAAAACATAACCATTATCTACATCATAAGTTTCATCTATAAACATTCTGTTATATGCGTCAATATTTTGCGCAGCAACAGAAAGACACTGACATACACCTTTTGCAGCCATGTATTTTACCTCCTATTTTCTTATTACCAGAATTTTTTCTTAGGCGGCAAGTCATTATTATGTACTGCCATCCTTTGAATTCCAGATTTATTATCTTTTGTGTCAATATAATCAAAAGCAAGAGCCTTAACTTCATTTTTAAAAGCGTCTACATTTTCGACAGTCTTGCCTTTTTCTCTAAGTTCATCAAGTTTGTCTTTGGGAATAATTTCAGAAAATTCAGCAATAACATTTTCAACAAGCATAGATTTTTGCTGTTCTTCAATTTTTACCTTAAATTCTTTCAATTCTTTATTTTCAGTTTCGAATGTGGCTATTTGGGTTTTCATATCAGAAATTGTTGTTTCCATCTCCGACATCTTGGCTTCTAATTCTGAACATTTAGTTTCATAATTGACAGATTCGCCCTCTGGCTTATTTTCACCAACTACCTCATAGCCGCCACGAATTACCTCAACCTTAGATTCTAAATCGACAGTTGCAACATTTTCTGCAATAGAATACGAGCATCTATAAATCTTATCCTCTTCATTATCATAAAGATAAACATATTCCTCATCGAAATCAGTTACCCAATATTTTCGCCACTCGTTTTCTCCATATTTAAATTCAGAAATAGCAGAACTTAAAATATCTCTGGTTTGATTAATTGTAAGACCGAAATCTACATTTACTTTAGGCACATTTTCATCCTCCTTTACTTCAAAATCTACAGTATTCAACCCAAGTTCCTTATAGTGACGCTTTAAATGATCAATTGGCTTGCCCGTTAGACCCTGTTGTTTTGCACGAGCAAAAGCGGATTGGACACCGCCAATATGCACAACAAGTTTTCCATCACGAATTACATGATGAGGATAATGAAGTGCGCCACTCGGATTGTCTTCATAATCACTATCTACAATTAAATAAGCTTCATTAAGAAGTGCTTTTGTATTGCTTGCATCTAAAATAGGCTTATATAATTTGCGATTAGGATTAGTCCATTTGCCGTCAACGGCAGAGTCTTTGGAATTGTCAATTTTGATTGATTTTTTTTCAAAAAATAATTTTTCAACTTCTTCTTTTTTCTCGGCAAACATAACCATTGTAGCTTCAGCCCCTACAGATGCAGGAGTATATTTCTCTCCTAAAATTGTTACGCCTTGGAATTTAAACCCCGTAGCAGGATTAACTTTTCCATTTGTTGCCCAATCTTTAGGTAACCCAAATGCCTTAATTTCCATACTAACAGGACGTTTAGACACATCATCTTCAAGAAAAACATTATAAGCATCTATAGCATATTTTTTCCATAAAATAGCATAGGCAAATAAACTTATAGTTCCATCAGAATTATCAACATATTCAAAATCTTGATTTTCAATGAAATATCCCAAAGGAACCTGAGTTGGACTATGGCCTTGAAAATCATCAGTCCAACGATTATATTTTGCTACAATAGCCTTGCCACGCAATGAAGATTCGGCGGCTTCTATTAAAATTTCATTTGTAAACGGAACATTATGTTTGTTATTTCCAGAACTGCAAACTTTTATTTTTAATAAAGCTGTTTCTTCATCGAGAAATTTTTGAAATTGAAATTCCGTAATATCAAAATTTAAAACATCATTCAAATTTTAACCACCGCCCTTCGCAAATGGTTTAAGATAAAATGGTAAATTTAATAACGCTTCTTGCAATTCTTTTGTATTAGAAAAAATATAAAGATTACCTTTCATGCCCAATACGGGGAATCCGTGAGTTTCAAGATACTTACCAATAGGGGAGAGAAAAGACCTTATATTACTAATACATTCAAAATTGCTAATCATCATTTTCATCATCCCCAATAACCATAGGTATAGTTGCAAAATCATCCCAACGGTGGTCTATATCTTGCCATGTATTTCCTTCTTGAATTGACTTTTCGCTTTTATCGCAGAGAAAAACAAATTGCTTTTTATAAACTCGCATATTTTTAAGCTCTTCTTGCAAAAACTTTTTTGTGTCTTCATCATTTTCCGACTTTGCCAAATCAATTCCGTCCTGAATAGCATCCATTATTTTTAGTGTATACTCTAATGCATATTCAAATCCAACTAATGGATTTTCATAATTACCATCAGATGCTTCAATATCACTATATATAGTTCTCCGTGAATTACTAGAATTATAAGAACGATATGAATCTGCATCTAAAGGAGCGCGATGAGCGAAAGTTTCATGGATATAATTAGACATCATGTTCATATTCATATCAACATCAAGATAATCAATTAGAGCATCAAGAATACGATTATATTGGAAATACATATTCATTATTTCAGAAAGACGCTTTGACAAAGTTTCAGAAAGCAAGAGATTTTTATCAATCACTTGTTATCACCACACTTTAAGCAGTGAATACAACATAGTTAATTACATCACCATTTGTAATCACATAATCAGTGCTATTGGTATCAATTGTTAAAACGGTTGTTGCATACGAAATGGCAACATCAGCCATAGCAATACCAGACCTCAAGACAGTTACAACAGCACCAGCAATCGTTTTTCCTGTATCAATCGCAATGCTTCCAGCAGATGCATCATCGGCATCAGCAGTATAAGTACCACCAAGCAATTTAGCTATAGCAGTAGCAGAACTTGCCGCAGAAGTTTCTATAGTAGCAAGAGTAGTGCCAAGAGTACCATCATATGCCCCTTTACACATATTATTTAAATTTGCTATTTGAGTAGAAGTTAAAGCCATAATTTATTCCTCCTTCATTTAAACATTTCCGCCTCGTCCTATATTTGAAGCGGCATTTCTTGTTTCTTCTCCCGCATCAGATATTTCAGACTGAGATTTTTGTGGAGCACCAACCCCATCTTTTTGATTAAACATGTTAAGCATTGGTTTTAGTAATTTATCAAACCCCATACCATCCCACATTTGAAGTTCTCTTTTTAACTCAAAAACATCCATATCAAGAGCATTAGCTATCTTATTTGGAGCAACTACTCCCTTACTCCCCGCAATATCAAATGCCTCTTTCAAGCGAAATTCTTTATTAAGATAAGTGCCTGTGCTGTTAAATGAAAATTTAAATTTATATTTTTTCGTAAACTGATTAATATAAAATTCAAGAAAATTCTCAAATTGCGGATATACAGAAGTGATAAGCATTTCATCGATACTTGCAGATAAATTTGTTTCACTTGCCGTCATCTTATCAGTTGAAAAAATTGCTCGTCCGCCGCCAAGAAGAGAACTAGTAATCTTTAAAAATTTATCATAAGATTCTTTGTCTGTATTACTAAATTCAACTCCACGAATATCTTCGGTGGGTAATTGTACAAATGCTATTGCCTCTTCTATTGCCTTACGAACCAACCCTAGATATAAACCCAAAATGTCAGGGTCAAGAGCTAACTGGTTGGGAACACTTCCACTTTTACTTTCTTTAAGATATGGAATTGAAGATACAATTAATTTCCTTGCTGCTATTAAAGATTGGCTCAATTGTAAATTACGAAAAGTTGGTACAAGAGCAACATCTGACATAATAGGGCTAAAATACGGTATTAAAGTTGCCAATTCTGGACGAAACTTAAACCCCCATGTCTGTCCAAATTTTTCTTCCGGAGATGTTTGCACCCATAAAGCAAATTTTCCTGTACGATGATTTATATCATTTGACGGTATATATTTCTGATTATCCTTTTGTCCTTTAAAAATTTCATTATATTTTTTTTTAAAAAAACTTGGATATTGATTTATGTCAACAAAAGGTTGAATAAAGTACGACATATCTGCGTCCCACAATAAACCATACTCGAAGCCCCCTGTTATTTTTGTGTACATAATAGGAAAGGGTTGCAGAACATATTTATCATTTTCTTCATTTCGCAACATACAAGGATAAAATTCTTGTTGCAGTAAATTAAAAAGTACCTTTCTAAATTCTTCACGATAATCAAATTTTATTAAAAAATCTTCGACAGAGTTAAGTACCTTTTGAAACTTAGGATTTCCATAATCAGGATTTACGCATCGCACAGAAAGATTAAAGGAAGGAAGATTATTTATATAATCTGCATTTCTTTTAAAAATCATACTGGTAAGATAAAAAGATTGGTTATATCCTATCAACTCTGTTTCATGATTTTTCGGGTCTTGGAGTACCGCGTCAAGTTTTGTTCGATCTGGTACAATCGGATTCAGGTTTATATTCTGCATAACCTGATTTATCATCTCGGGTGTATATGTTTTTAAAGATTGTTTATATGCCATAGCATATTCCATGACCATGCCAGTAATATCTACTTGTTCTTTTACTTCTTCTAAGGTAAGTTTTTCTTCTGCCATTTACTCACCTCCTTATTAATAAACTGTCTCGGCATATTTTCTCCAATAATCCCAAGAACCTGTATCTCCAGTTTCTTTCATAATGTTCTGGTCTAGAAAAGATGCAAAATAATTCATATATGAAATCGAGGTATGTCTATCTTTTCTAGCCCCACTTTCTTCTTCAAGCTTTATTAAACCGCCAGATAATTTCATTGATAATCCTATACTTTCAATAATCATAGCTGAATTTTGTATATAAGGAACTAACAACCAAGGTCTATCACCAGAAGTTAAATAATTTTTATTTGCTTTCGCAAGATATTCTTCAGCATCATTTTCCGAAATTAAAAATTTCATCATACTTCTCTGAAGTTTATCTCTTAAAGATACCGCAGCATCATTATTTAATTGTGCCGAAGCAGAAATAGGATAAATGATTGGTTTTGCGTTTAATGAAAGTGTTCTTTCTGATAATTCTTGATAAACCTTTTTGTCAATACTATGATGATTTATTACGGTAAACGCATCATATTCTAACCCACGCTCTGCATCTTCAGTAACAGTACCTAATTGGTCATATACACTAATACCATTCTGTTGCAAATCTAAAACCAAATAATCTGCACCAAAATCATAAAAAATCTGTTTTATCCTTCGTGCCTGAATTATTGTATTCTCACCATTATGTGTTTCAATATATACAATTTCACGCTGATACCCATCTTTTTTAGTAGGCATTAATCGAGTGCAAGATATCGCCGTATTATCATTTTTCTCACCCTTGCGAGTTGCAATATCAACAGAAACAACGCGCAATTCGCCATTTTGTCTTTTTAAATCATATGGATTTTTTATTTTATTAAAAGTATCATTGCGCTGTGGATAAAATGCTTTTCTTATAGTTTGATTTTGTCGAAACATATCAAACTTAAAATAAGCATCTGAATTCTCTCCCCATGGAAGATTTTCGTATTCTTCCATAAAAGTTATCTCATCCATTGTGGAACGGTCTTCAGCAATCAATTCTTTAGGTTTTATATTATGTTTAATTGCAATAAGATAATCAAAAGCTATAAACCCCGCCGACTTGCCTTTCATCATTGCTTTTATTGTGGTAAGCGTTTCTTGATACCACCACAAACCTTTATGATAAGCAGATGAAATTAAAATTCTCTTAGGCTGTTCTACTAAAATTTTAATATCCTTATACGGAGATTTTGGATCAGTTAAATAGGGTGTTTGCCGTGCATAAGAAAATGGCTTTACAATTGAATCAAATTTCTGCTTATCCATGATGCGGAACTCTTCACCAATTGTAAAAGTTGATCTCTCGCCCCTTCCTGATTCTTGACAGGCAACAACTTTAATAGTACTTGTATTGTGTAACTCACAAAAACAATTATTTTGAGTATCAGAAAACTTTTTAATTTCTCTCGAAATATTTGGATATTGATTTTTTAAATCGGACATTTTACCAAAAATAATTGATGCCTGTTTAATTGTTGTAGCAACTACAACCACTTCTGAATGAGGATATAATACCGCACGAGCAAAAGCCAATAAAGCAATTAACCATGACTTCGCGGCGGCGCGGCTTGCTATAGTAACAAATTTACTACAAATACTCATAAAATAAACCCAAATTACTTGATACCAATGCAGATTGACGCCAAAATAATGTTGAATAAATCTATGAATATTCCTTCTATAAAATGTAATCCAGTCTATAAGATTGTCTTGCCATTCTTCTGTTCTAGTTTTATCTTTTTTAGTGGATTTTGGAGCCTTGAATTGATTTGGATTTTTTTTATTTTTGCTAAAATTATTTTGAAAATTTTGATAACTAGGCATCCGAATCATCCTCTTCAACTGAATCCAAGTCAACAGTATCCAAGTTTACATCTAAATTATCATTAACAAAAAAATTCCGGGCACCAGTAAGAAAATTCTCTATTGGTCTCCAAACATAATTTTTTAAATATGTTCCAAAACCATCCATATCTTTATATTTTTCTTGATCTTCAAACCACTCGGCAGGACGTTTTTCTTCTATGTCTTTTACCCAAACACCAAAAGCATCTACAGATTTACCAATGCTTGCCGCATTGGCTTTGGCAGGATCAACACTAGCTGTTTTCATTAAATCTTGTAAATCTTTTAACGCCTTACTTGTGTCTTGATGATCGGCTTGCATTTTTCTTATATCAAGTTCTTTAATACAAATTTGTTTTAATAAAGTGAGTTCTGCTTTATTATCACAAGAGTGAGTTTTTTGCCAATCTTCCAATTCATAATCTAAGAAATCTAAATCATCAGTTCCGAAATTGCCCCATTTTTTTATTCTATTTTCTTCGCCCTCAATATTCTCAAATTGTTCTGGAGCAATCGTCGCCCCATCATCAAAACAAACAGATACTTCATCCCAATGCAAACTAAAAACTTTTTGCATATATATTTCAAATGCTTTTTGTTTAAAATTATCATCTTCAAGTTGAGAGGCTACCCAATTAACTTTGTCTGGGAAAAATGGAATATCAAAGCGTCTGCATGTATAATAAATCCCGCTGTAAACATTATTATATTTATAAAGATATTCGTCATACTGTTTGTTAACGCACTCTTTGCACCAAATCATTTTACCGCTTCCGTTTTCATCCGCGCCAAAAGAAGTCTTTGATTTAGATACATAGGCACTAGAATTCTTTGTTATTGTTATTTTTTTGCCGCACCAAATACACTTATATTGAAAATCTTTCTTTTCTTGTTCAGTCAATTTAAGTTATCCCCTTTTGTTCGAGCATCTTAAAATATGCGTCTGACATACCGATAGAATCGTAGATGTCAAATTTTAAATTATCTGATATATCATAATGGGCTAACACATATGATTTTGTTAATTCTTTTAACCTTTCACTTTTTAACTTTTGACCATTTTCGTATGTAGGAATATTGATATAGGAGCGCCATTCCCCAGCATTAGCCCAAGAAAAACATGTTATACTTGATCGTCTGCACCAATCCTGAATTGATGCTTGGATTTGTGCCAATAGTTTATATGTTTTAAGATTTTGTTTACCACCATAAATTCCTTCAGTAGAAATAAAATTAACATTATTTCTATATACAATTTCACGCACCTGTTTTATAAATTCATATCGTTTTTCAGCCTGTAATTGATCAGTACCCTTTGGCATACGAGACAAATCAATCAAATGGTATTCTTTTAATTTATAGGGCGCAAGGAAGATGGCCGCACCACTGATATTTGTGGCTTGGTCAAGAAAAAGATAAGACAATTTTATTATTCCTTTCATTTATGGCATATTTCGTGGCATATTTTTTTATAAAGTATTATATTGTTATCAAATTTTTTATATTGTTATCAAATTGCTTATAGCCCGGATATGCCTTTATAAAGGGCAAAAATAAAAAGTGCTTTATATAAAAGCACTTTTGTTTTGGTACCTCCTAGGGGAATCGAACCCCTGATTACACCCCAGCATAATCGTGTAAAACTATTGTCGTGGCATATTTTGAGGCATATATTTTTATTGACTTTTATATACGTTAATGATATATTTAAGGTCAGAGGTGAACAACGTTGGCTACTAAAGCAGAAAAATTAAAGAGCGGAAATTATAGAGTACGTGTTTCGTATGTAGATGAAACGGGAAAACAGCGATTCAAAAGCTTTACAGCTCCAAGTCCAAAGGAAGCGAAATATCTTGCTTCGAAATATGAAAATGAGAGACAATATAAAAGCAAGCCGGAGAATATATCAGTACAAAATATGCTCACGAACTTTATTGAAAATAGAAAAAACATATTAAGTCCTTCCACTATAGTAGGTTACAAACAATTATCGCGAAATGCATATAAATCAATTATTGATGTACGATTAGGGGCGTTAAAAAAAGAAGATATTCAAAAAGCAATTAATGAATATGCTAAAACCCACTCTCCCAAAACAATTAGGAATGCTATTACTTTTCTGTCATCCGCCGTAAAAGAAATGGGGCTTGATATAGATATGAATATAGATATCCCCAAAAGTAGAAAGCCGGATATTATTATTCCAACAACTGAACAAGTTAATCTAATTGCAAGTAATACAAAAGATACAAATTTATATATTCCATTTTTATTAGCCGCCACAATGGGAATGCGTCGCAGTGAAATTTTTGCTCTGACTTGGGATGATATTGATTTAGAAAATAATTTAATTCACATTAATAAAGCTATGGTACTTAATGAACATAAGCAGTATATAATAAAATCACAAACAAAAACAACAACAAGTAAAAGAAAACTTTCAATGCCGGATATTGTTATCAACGAACTTGTAAAACTAGATAAAACTAAGTCGCTAATACAAATTAAAATTGACCAATTCCATTATAAATATAGGAGTCTATGCAAAAAAATAAATGTACCCAAGAGCTTTCATGCATTACGTCACTATAACGCTTCTATAATGCTCCAATTAAATGTGCCAAACAAATATGCTATGGAGCGTATGGGGCATTCCACAGATGATATGCTAAAAAAAGTTTATCAACATACGTTCAAAAGTGAGCAGGATATAATTACAGATAAAATAAATACGTTTATTGAAGAAAAGTTAATTTTTCCGAAGAAGTAAAATGAAGTACATCCGCCATTAACTTAAGTTCCTTCAGTTTAAAGCTATCTGGATTAGAAATTTTATTATACAAAGAAGCCGGGGATATCATCATTTGAATTGCTAAATCCATCTTTGTTAACCCATAATCTATTAGTTTATTATTAATTATTTTTTTTATTTGCTTTTTATCCATATTTAAATTGTAATATTATATTCAACATTTTCAGTAATTGGATACATTTCATCAAGCATATAAATTTTACTTGCATTGTAATCTAAAAATCCATTTTCATCAAATTGGAATATTATATAATTATAATCTTGTGGTGTGTATCCAAATTTACCAGTATCGCTATAACGTTGGGGTCTACACGACGCACCTATTTGTATTGCCCACTTATTATTTTCAATGGTATTTCCATATTTATGAGTATGTGTTACTACACAAGCAGAAAATTGTTCTTGTCTCTTTAAAAAATAATGCACTCCATTTACTGCTGTTTTAACATTGACTTTACTATTTTCTTCTGGATGACAAATAATAAGTTCTTTATTTATATTGCAAAACCAATGTGGTATATATTGTAAATTTTCTATCGGTGGATAATAAATTTTTCTTCCGTTTTCATAAATTGTAAACCCATCTTCTAGCATGGAAAGGACTTCAGGATTAATAAATTGTTGTAACCCCTTTTCTTGCATAGCAGCTATTGCCTTATATAATCTAAGTTCGTGATTACCACGTATAAAAATCATTTTTACACATGGCGGTAAAACCTCTCTAATCTCTTTTACAAAGCTATAAAATTTAATTAACTCAATTTCAAATGATTCTTTGCCTATTCCTAAAAATCTCGACAACGAATCATTGTTAAATGCATCCCCACCAACAACAAGCGCCTCAATTTCATCTTTATGTTTTTTAATATTTTCTATTAGGTCACTTCGATGATATGGGAAATGCCAATCGGCTGTCACCATAATCTTTTTATTTCTTAATTGTATTTTCTGGGGACATTCTATATTAGGGGGGCTAATTGAATTAAACATTTTTCGATTTAGCTTTTTATTATGTTTTCGTATAACATCCCTTATTCTTTCAGAATCCCAATAATCAGTATTAAATACATTGTTTGTTAAATCGGCAATTCTTCTATTCTCGCCATTTTTTTTATTTTTAAATATATAATTCTCAATGATAAAATCTTTTTGTTTCTGTCTATTTATTTCTGCCATTCACTGTCTCCTTAAGTTTTTTGGAGGCTACATATTTTATTTCACATCTATCTTCATACGTAGCTTCACCATCCTTAAATCCAGTAACTCGGCGGCGGCACTTCCTAACTTCGAATGTGCCAATTGGAGTATACACAAACTCATTTTCCTCAAGAAGTTTCATCATAACTTTGTAAAAAATATTTAATGTTTTTCCCCAAGATATGGCATCCATTTTCCCTCGTGTATGTGTCGCAAGAATTTTATATAATTGTTTCTTTGTAATTTTCATTTAAAAAACTCCTTCTATACTATAGAGGTGCGTTTTTGCGAAAAAGTTTCTGGGCACATTTGCGTTTTGCATTAAAATTCGAAAATCATTTCCTTAAAACTTTCTTTCTGAGTCGCAAAATCGACACCAACTCTGTCTTCCATCTTTGGTATTTGGGTGCTTCCCAAACTCATCCAAAAATCTTGGTTTGCCACATTTGGGGCATATTTTGCGTGTACCATAACAATCCCTGCACATATTCCGATCGTTATCAAATTTTTGTATAATTTTGTTTTTCCCGCAAACTGGACATTTTTTATATTTACCACGAGCTAGAAATACATAGTAAACATTATCTTCAAAATACTTAATAAATTCATTTGACATAATTAAACATATTTCATCTATTGTTTTCGTTATTTTTGAAGGTTTTACACCTAATTTTGAGGATAATTCCTTATTTTTTGCATTTTTATCTCGATATATATTAATAATCTTATTCTGAATGTCGGAAAACTTACAAATTGGATATATTTTGTTAAATATTTTAATCAACCTATCAACTTTATCACTTATTATTTGTTCATATGAAAGTATTTTTAAAACTATTTTCCAATTTTCAGGATCAAATAAATCAAGATTTAACGGGTTGTTAATATTTTCTCCGACAAACAAATCAAAATTATTTTGATAAGATGGTACATTATACATCTGGGCATTACCAATAGGCTTCAAATAGGAATTTTTTATTTCGTTTTGTGTATATTTTAAATCATGCACCCAACGACTAAATTTTCTATTTGCTGTTTTGGGTTTCAACTTTGATATAGATTTTTCTATATCCTTCAAATAAGGAACTTTTTCTATGTCATCTTTTGTAATCACATTTTGTTGTTTTATTTTATATTCCTCATTCAATAAAGGTAACGTCTGTTTCTCAAATTCGAATTGTTTCCTAGATGTATAATTATACATTTTATCACAATATAAAATATAGTTTGCTAAAGTGTGTAAAGTGTGGTTATAAGGTATTTTATCTTTTGAGCTTAAATGTACCTGATTAAAATATGCGTCAATACTTTCTCTGTTTTGATTTAGAACCTCATCAACAACTGTTTTTCGTTTGTCTAAATCTTTGATGCTGTAATCTAATTTCACTGTTGCTCCTTTGTTTTTTATACGAGGCCGTAGGAGGCTCATACAGGCGTTTTAATCTTCAAAAACGAGGAAGGAAGGCTAACATACCATGTCTTCATTTTTGACCTTCAGAACCCCCATAAATACTGGGGTTTAAATTGTCTAAAGCGTTACATTCCCCTCATTTTTTGAACTCTACTCCTAGTTTGACTCCTATTAACCTTTTTTTTACATTTATCACAATATTTTTTTCTATTGGATGTCTTTCTTATAATCGCCCCACAGATATCACATCTGTCTATATCCTCTGCAATACCAAGTTCTCGTTCTCTTCGGTACTCATACTCCAACCCCGGATCAATGGGAAGGACGCTATTCTCAAAATATTTACATCGTGATAATGTCGAATTTTCATCGACATCAATGAAAAAATAGCATTTTGCATCTCTGGGATAACAGAAATTATCTTCGTAATTGAAGTTGGCACACTCGGACTTTGCCAGTCCTTTGATCTTATTTATTTTTTTCATATAGGCTCCTGATGGCACAAAAATGTGCAGAAAATTAACTCTATTAGATATGCGTATTATACCATATTTGGGTTTTGTCTGTCAATAGGTTTTTAAAAAGTTTTTAAATTTATGGTGTTATGATTATTATTGCAAGAATATGTAAAAAAACATTTTTTCATCTCTTTGTACGGCTTGTAAAGAAAAAAGTTAATAGAGTTTCGCTACG